GATTTATCTAGAACTATACAGGAATTAAATGAACAAATTTCTTAGACATTTACCATGTCCTAAATGTAAAAGTAAAGACAACTTAGGTGAGTATGAGGATCATTTCTATTGCTTTGGTTGTCAGTACCATAAGTTTAAAAATGACCTTAACACACTGCGTAATCGTGTGTCTCAGGCAAAACGACCTAGTAATGTAGTAACTAATGCAAGTGTAATTAATACAACTGAAGAGCTACCATCAGTAGCGATGAAGTGGTTATTATCATATGGTATTACATTAGATGAGATTGCTAAGTATAAGTTTGAGTGGTGTACTGACAATGGTACATTGATCTTACTTAACACTGGTAACTACTGGCAAGGTAGATCATTTAAATCTTATGGACCTAAATATTTAAGTAATGGTCCTAAACCCTTGACAGTTTACGGAAAATCTGCTACAATAATTCTTGTAGAAGATATTTTATCAGCGATAAAGATCTCTCGCTTGCAGACAGTCTGCTCCTCCCCATTGTTGGGGAGCAGCCTATCTACTCACTTCGAGTCAGAGTTAGTAGATAAATACCAGATGGTTTACATCTGGTTAGATAGAGATAAAGCAAAGAATGCTATACGCATTAAAAACAGACTCAAAGGATTAGGATTACAAAGTAAAGTAATAGTAACAGACTTAGATCCTAAGGAGTATACAACAAAGGAGATTGAACAGTGGTTGAAGAACAAATAATAAAGTTGTTCTGCGAAGACAGAACGATATACAGTAAATACTATCAGTACGTTAACCTTAACTATGTTAAGACAAACTACACTAACCATTACAAACTATTTATCAGTGTAGACAGTTACTACAATGCTTATCCTGATAAGGATAACATTAGTAACAATGAACTAGAATTACAATACAACAGTAACTATATGTTACAAGAATCAGAGCGTAAAGAACTAAACGCTCTTGTACAAAGAATCTTTGATGCTGAGATCAGTAACAAAGATGCTGTAATCAATCTCCTAAGTGAGCATAGAAGGCGAGGTCTCGCAGGGGATCTTGCCAAGCTCGCTCTCGATGTAGAAGATGGTACAGCACAAGCTGATCAACTGCTAGAAAAGTTTAAAGAGTTTGATGTTCAAGATATTGAACAAGAAGATATTAGCTTTGTTAATATGGATCTAGAAGATCTATATGAATCACAGATACAGACACCTGGCCTCCGTTGGAGGACTGAGTGGCTGAACAAATCTCTAGGCAGTCTACGCAAAGGTGACTTTGGTTTTGTCTTTGCTAGACCTGAGACAGGTAAGACTACCTTCTTAGCTAGTGAGATTAGTCACATGATTAAACAAACAGAAGGTGATATATTATGGTTCAACAACGAAGAACAAGGTAAGAAAGTAGGTATCAGAGTATTCCAAGCATTCTTTGGTACTCAACAAAACATATTGTTTGGTCAACAGAAACAAGCATACAACCAACAATACAGAGATATAGTGGGAGACAGGATTAAGATTTTAGATTCAGAAGATAGCACAAGCCACAAGCGTATCGAAGAAATACTAGAGTCTACTAATCCTGCTCTTATTATCTTTGACCAGATAGATAAGATTAAAGGTTTCAAAGCTGATCGTAATGACTTAGAACTTAAAGCTATATACCAATGGGCTCGTGAGTTAGCTAAGAAATATGGTCCAGTCATAGCTGTATCACAAGCTTCAGGTGAAGCAGAAGGTAAGCTATGGTTAACAATGGATATGGTTGACGGCTCCAAAACAGCCAAGCAGGGCGAGGCTGATTGGATCCTAGGTATTGGTAAAGAACAAGACAACACATCACGTCTTCGTTACTTTAACATTACTAAGAACAAGTTGATTGGTGATGAAGATACATTACCTGACTTGCGACATGGACAATCACAGGTTATAATTAAACCTGAGATTGCAAGATACGAAAGTTTTTAAGGAAAGATATGAAACCATATATAACATTAGACGTAGAGACTACTACATCTAACAAAGGTAATCCATTTGATCAAACAAACAAGCTATGCTATGTAGGTATTGATGATCAAGTGTACGATATAGAGTTTAGTGATGAACCTCATAAGGATAATCTCCTTAAAATCCAAGAGTCTATTGACTCTGCCACTGTCCTTGTGGGGTTCAACATTAAATTTGACTTACATTGGTTAGCTCGTTATGGAATTAACTTTGCTAACAAAAGAATATGGGACTGTCAAGTAACACAGTTTATACTTGATGGACAGTCTAACCCATACCCTAGTCTTAATGGTGTTGCTGAACACTACGGATTAGAGTCTAAGCTAGACGTAGTGTCAGAACAGTACTGGAAGAATGGTATTGATACACCAGACATACCAGAAGATATACTTACTGACTATCTTAAACAAGATGTCAAGCTAACTGAACAGGTCTTCATTAAACAAATGCAAGTACTTAATACAAGACCAGAACTTAAACGATTAGTTAGCTTACATAATCAAGATCTATTAGTATTACAAGAGATGGAGTTCAATGGTATACTATATGATTACGATAAAAGTAAAATACTAGGAGACGAACTTGAAGAACAAATTGCTAGGTTGGATAAACTATTGTTTGAACACCATAATTTTCCTGACTTTAACCCTAATAGCGTGGATCATCTTTCTGCTTTCTTATATGGTGGCACTATTAAATACAGGAGTCAGCATCCTGTTGGACATTACAAGACGGGCGATAGAAAAGGTGAAGTCAAACTACAATGGTTCGACAAAGAACTCGAACTACCCAGACGAATACGACCTTTAAAAGGTACTGAGCTCGCTAAAGAAGGTCTTTACTCTACGGATGAAAAGACCTTACGCTCACTCAAACCTAATGCTGAAGGTAAAAAGATTCTCGATCTGTTGCTAAATAGAGCAACGTTAGAGAAACGTAGGTCAACTTATTATGTAGGTTTATGTAAGCTGATTGATGATAACAACTGGAAGAAAGGAGAGATACACGGACAACTTAACCAATGTGTAGCACGAACAGGAAGACTATCTAGTAGTCGACCTAATTTACAAAACTTTGATGGAGAGATTAAGACTCTCTTTACATCTAGATACTAAGGAGATATAATGGAAGATTATAAAGGAAAAGCTTTAGCTGATATACTAACTGTTGGAGCTATGGTATTAGTAATATTTGCAGCAGTTGCAGCTTTACTTAATGGATGGAAACAAGATAACTTAGATAAACAAAAAGATCTTGATGAAGCTATGTTGATAGCTAACATAATAGAATCAGAACCTTTACCTGAGATTATTATTCCTGATCCTATTTTACCTAGAGCATTACCACCATTAATTGAAGGTGGTGAGGTATACTTTGAGGAACTATAATGTTATTACAGGCAGATGCTAAACAATTAGAGTGGGTAGGTGCAGCCTACCTAAGTCAAGACGACCTAGCCATACAAGAAATCTGGGATGGAACTGATATGCACTCTGATAACCAGAAGAGGTTTGGATTACCATCGAGGCTCATAGCTAAGACATTCGTATTCAGACTTATCTATGGTGGCTCTGCCTACTCATATGCTCATGATCCTAACTTTAAAGAGATAGGTAATGAAGCATACTGGCAAAACATCATTGACCAATTTTATAACAAGTACACTAAGTTAAAAGATTGGCACGATGAAATATTGTTCAGAGCAAAACGTGATAGACAACTAACAATGCCTACAGGTCGTGTGTATTATTACGAACCTGAGGTTACGAGCTATGGAGTTAAACATCCACGTACTAAGATACTTAACTATCCAGTACAAGGCTTAGGAGCTGACTTAATGTCAATAGCTAGGGTGTCATTACGTAATAGATTACTCAACAAAGAAGGAGTCAAACTAATTAATACAGTTCATGATTCAATTATACTTGACTTCGATCCTAAAGTATGGGATAATAATACTATAGTTAGAATTGTTGAGAAATGTTTTAACGATGTACCTGATAACTTTGAGAAGTTATTTGGACATAAATTTAACCTTCCTATGAGAGTCGAATGTGAAGTCGGTGAATCATGGGGTAACATGGAGACAGTTAATGTTAATTAATATTATTGATGTAGCACAACCAGTAACAAGTACAAACCGAAATGGTAGACAGTATCAATCTATTGAGATCGCTTACAAAGATGATCAAGGTAGAATTAGTAGCAAAAAGCTAATGTCATTCTCTAACCCTGACGTGTTCAAAACAGCACAGACATGGGAGAAAGGTGACACAGTAAATATTGCTATGGAGAAAGACGATGCAGGCTACTGGCAGTGGACTAAAATCCTAGCAGATGGAGAAGTCGCACCTGCACCTACAAACGCTAGTGCAGGGGGTGCCTCGACATCAGCACCTACCAAACCTACACGAGTAACAGGTAGCAACTACGAAACTAAAGAAGAACGTGCACTAAGACAGCTAATGATTGTTAGACAGTCATCACTATCTAATGCAGTAGCTACTCTAGCAACACATGGTAAAGCTTTATCAAGTGAAGACGTAGTAGCTTTAGCTAAACAGTATGAACGTTTTGTTATGGAAGGCGATGCTGTAGCAAACAGCATTGACGACATGGCTAACGATATACCTTACTAAGATGCAAGCTTTAATTGACCAAGACTTAGTGTGCTTTCGATGTGCTGCAAGTGCAGAGAATGACGACTTTGGTATAGCTAAGTACAGAGCTAGTGAATTGTTTGATCAGATACTTGAAAAAACAAGTGCTAGCTCTTACAGAGCTTTCCTAACAGGTACTAATAACTTTAGGAAACAAATCTATCCTGAGTATAAAGCTAACAGAACGGCTCCAAAGCCTAAACACTTAGAAGACTTAAGAACATGGAGTGTTGCTGAGCTTAATGCTGAGGTAGCAGATGAAAGTCTAGAAGCAGATGATATGTTAGGTATCTATCAGACTGATGATACTATAATATGCAGTTTAGATAAAGACTTATTACAGATACCAGGTCGACACTTCTCTTGGGAAATTAATGGTAAAGGATGGACAAGACCTGATACTTTTGTAGAACAAACAGAACTAGAAGGTCTTCGTCTATTTTATGAACAGTGTATCAAAGGAGATCGTAGTGACAATATCAAAGGCATTGAAGGCATGGGGGAGAAGAAAGCTAAGGTACTACTCGCTGATGCAACAACGGAAAAAGAAATGATTAACATAGTACGTAATGCCTATGGTAATGATGAAGAGTTTCTAATGAATGCTAGTTGTTTATGGATCCTACGTAATGATAGACAGAAGTACAAGGATCGTTATGCCGAATTTCAAAAGTAAGTTTGAAGCTGAAGTATGGAAAGAGCTTCGTAAACATTATAGATCATGTAGTTACGAACCAGATAAACACAATTATATACAGCCTGAAATACACAGGAAGTATATACCTGACTTTAAGATGGGACGTAATGTTTACATAGAAGCAAAAGGTAAACTAGACCTAGCAACAAGACAAAAGATGGTATGGTTTAAGGAATCTAATCCTCATATAACTATTATCTTTTTATTTATGAATGCTAACAATAAGATAACTAAACGTAGCAAGACTACCTATGGTGAGTGGGCTACTAAAAATGGTTTCTTATGGTTAGATTACAGGAGTGATTGGATTAATGATTTTAAAAAACTTAAGAAAAAATAAGGATGGTTCTTATGATTTTGATTTCTCAGTAGAAGAAGAAGAGGCTGAGTTTCTTATGGACTTTGCTATACATGAATTAATTAAGCAAGGTATAATTAGTATATCAGATGAAAAAGATTTAGAGCTTGCATTTATGGAGCCTAAAGAAGGAGAAAAACTACAATGAAACATTTAGTAATACCAGATTGTCAGGTTAAACCTGGTCAGTCAGTAAAGTATTTAGAAAACATTGGTAAGTATATAGCTGAGAAACAACCAGAAGTCATAGTCTGTATAGGCGACTTTGCTGATATGCCTAGCTTATCTTCCTATGATACAGGTAAAAAGTCTTTTGAAGGACGTACATACAAAGCAGACATACGTGCAGTACATAAAGGTATGGAAGCTTTACTAACTCCAATACATAGGCTGCAAGCTAGACAAGCTAAAGCCAAGAAGAGACAGTATAAACCTAGAATGATATTAACATTAGGTAATCACGAGGATCGTATTACACGTGCAGTAGAATATGATCGTAAACTAGAAGACCTAATTACTTTAGAGGACTTACAATATGAGCAATTTGGGTGGGAAGTTTATGATTTTCTTGACGTGGTTGTGGTTGATGGGATTGCTTACTCTCACTACTTTGCATCTGGTGTTATGGGCAGACCAGTTACATCAGCTACTGCTTTACTCAACAAAAAACACATGTCATGCTTCGCAGGTCACCAACAAGGTAGACAAATTGCCTATGCTAGAAAGGCAGATGGTTCTGAAATCACAGCTATCATAGCAGGTAGTTGTTATGAACACAATGAAGAGTACCTTAATCACCAAGGTAATCAACATTGGAGGGGTTTCTATGTATTACATGAAGTTAATAACGGATCATTCGATGAGATGGCAGTGTCATTAAATTATGTAAACAAGAAATATGGGGTTGACAAAAGAAAGAAATGATGGTATACTAATGGTACAAGCTTTAAAAAAACAAGTAGGTGGTAAACATTATTCTAAGTTTGCAATACAGCCTACAGAATTTATATATAAAAACAACATACCTTTTATCGAAGGCTGTGCAATTAAATACTTGTGCAGATGGAGAGATAAAGGTGGAGTACAAGATCTAGATAAAGCAATACACTTTATTGAGATGCTAAAGGAGTTAAACAATGGCACAGTTTGAACAGCATAGATTTAATTCTAAGGCTAA